AGAAGCATCTGTAGCCGAGTAATAAGTGGTATTTCCATTGCCGACAACGGCAAAAGACTGGAAGCCAGTAACAGAGCCGCTTAAAGTAAAACTAACGGTTGTATTGGCAGTTCCAGTTTGTTGTACTCTATCGTATAGCGCTAGAGCCATATTAGGCTTCTACTTAACTAGTAGCAGTTGTGCTATATGTAACCGCTAAAGAATCACCAGAAGCTACAGTTTTTGAGCCGCCAGTGAAGTTACCAGCAGAATACAAAATACCAGTAGTTGTATCTTTAGTAGCAGAAGCGGAAGCACCAGAGTTAATAAAACAACCGTTAACAGTACCAGAGCTAGTCATAGAAAAAGTTAAAGCAGATGCTGTTTTAGTAGTTACGTTTGATGGTGTTGTACCAGATGATGTAGAAGCAGACCATGATGGAGCTTGACGATTACCTGTGTATGCTGGAGCGTTTGTGCCACCAACTTCAGTCCAAGTATGCGAAGCCATAGTATCAGCAGCTGTGTAAGTAGCTGTACCGCCGCAAAGACCTAAATAGTTAGCACCAGCAGCTGTACCACCACCTGTACCAGTAGCACCGAAATAGTAGTCAAACAAAGCCTGCTTACCAACAGCAGTAACTAAGTTAGGAAAGCTTTCTTCCCATTTAACATTACCTTCAGAGTCACGGCATACTACATGGTAATAACCTTCAATACCTAGATTCTCAGCGTGTTGTGCGCCACGGGTTACTGATGCGCTAGAAGCGTCACCAAAGTTTGATTGTTCAATGCTCATGTTAAGAAATCCTTAAAATAGAAGTTGTTGATGTTGCTGTTGGGAAAGTAACTGTAAAGCTTGTTGTAGGAGTTTTATCTGCCCCAAAATTAAGTACAGCAACAGCGGCACCTGTAGTGGCATTATAAATCAAAGCTCCCCTAGTGGTAAAGGAGGCGGGGGTCCAAGTTACGTTGGCAAAAGACACATAGGCAGTATAACCGCTGCTGGCTGGGACTTGGCTAATAGTTAGGGTTTTACCGCCTGCTGTATACCCAGTGCCTACTACTTCACCAACGGTTGTATAAGTTAGAGTAGTTTCATTTAAGTCGGCGTTGGCTGTATATAACGCTATTTTATAGGTATAAGGGGTTCCAACTGCAAAGTTTTCTAAAGCGCTTAAACAGTTTTGTTTGAAAATGGTGCATTGTCCTTGTACTATCATGGGCTAACCGCAATCTTAGCTTGACCGTCCCTGTATGCGTCACCTCGTTCAAGACCAGTTCCCAAACGATTAAGCTGCATAAGGGCTTCAGTGTATTTGTCTTCGTAATACTTAACCAAATCTTGCTCGCCTTTCATGAATAACATAGCTTCACGCATAGCGCCATAGAATAGTACTGGGTCGTAATTATTGCCAAGCCAACTTGTGCCTGTAGAGTTTGTAACTGTTGCCACTGTAACAGAAAAACCAGAACCAGTAGACCCTAGTGAAGAACAAGACAACGTATCACCAACAACGTAAAAATTACCACCAAACTTAAGGGTGCAAGAAGTTACTACCTGTCCTGAAATTACTATATCTGCAGTGGCCCCTGAACCAGAACCGCCAGTTAAAGGCACATTTTGGTATACGCCATTGGTATATAGCGATCCAGCAACAAGAGTGTTAACCGTAGCAACTTGCCCTTGCACAATAGTAGGTGGGTAATAAAAATAATGCAGCTCTACAACGTAGTTAGCATCAGGGGTAGGGGCTAAAATATAAGAAAGCTCGTTTACGTTGCCGTATTGGGACCCAAATAAAGCGTAGTACTTAGGCACCCCGCCCGGCGTACCTTGATAGGTAGTGCCAGAATACGTTACGCTTGGGTATGCTTCACGCAAAAAGTTAACGTCTTTGTTGAGCAAATAGCTGTAGTTATTATCTGCATCAATAATTGCTACGGAATAAGAAGACAGGTAGTCGTTTGGTAACGATAAATACTGATTGCTAGAACTAACATTACCAGTAACGTTTTTGCGAAGTGCAGGGATTTGAACCGAGTTATAGATACGTTCCTCAGCTTGTTGCACAAAGACAGGGATAGACGCTATAAATAACGACTCGGTGTTCTCAGCGTAAGCTTGGATATTGTTATATAACTGTTCGTAGTTCAAAGCTATTCCTTAAGCCATTGGCCCACGAGATGTAAAGCCTTTAGTTGCTGCTCCAGACCCACGTTGCTTAACGCCAGAAGTCTTAACTTCATCTTTTTGTTTTTTAAATGAACCTGCTACAGACATTTCAAGCTGATCTATGCCATTACCTGGTTTAGTAACTGCATCTTTTACATTTACAGCGCCGCCAGCCATTGTGTGTGGCTTAGCATAGGTACTAGCTGGTTTGTTGTTAATAGCCATGATTAACGTCCTCTCCCTGCAGATTTTTGATTCATAGCACGGGCCATATTACGCCCCACTTGTTTCATTTTCATAGATGTTACGCCAGCAGAACCCTTGCCGCCGTTGTCGATTTTGGCCGTCGGGCCTGAATCGCCCAAATTTTTACCTACTGTTTTGCCTTTGGATTCAATACCATTAGCGCCTTTTTTAAATGACATAATTTACTCCTAATTAACTGTTACTGTTACTGTACCTACTTGCCCAATTCCAATCAAGTAGTTTGGCGTTAAAACCGTGTCAAAGCTACTTGCCCCGCCTACAGGATTCCATCCCCACTGAATCTGCCTACTACCATCTGCAGGATATCCTGATTCGTCCATTGCTGTGGAAGACCCATTTTCTGTTTGAAGCCCAGTTAGACCAGAGCTATAGTAGCTTGTATCTGGTCTAGGTTCCCGTATAGCTTGTGGGTCTGAGACTGGATACATACCTAACTGCAGCTGCGGCTGATCTGGATCCCAACAACTAGGGCAGACTTTCACATTATAAAGCTTTGTCTTTAATACTTGCTTCTTTAACTCTTTAAGCTTATAGCGCTGACCACACCGATCGCACTCCGCAATAGCCCATTTACCTGATGCATACTTTTCTGGCATACATCACCTTAATAAAATAGCTGTCGTGGTACGTACCTATCAGCAGCTTTATCTCTGTCTTCTTGCGAAGCTAATAGCCATTGCTCATCATAAGCAGCTTTAAGAGCCACTGCTCGCTGAGGGTCAACTTCTGGTTTTTTAGAAGCTATCATAAACGCAAGCCCAGCAACTAGTGCTGGAATTAGACGAAACGGAATATCTTGTACATTAATACCATTACCAGCATCTTGTAGACGGCGCATACGCCAATAAATAAAGGTGTAAGGACCGCCACCATCGCCAGTCGGCCAAACGTTAATATTAGGTAGGTTTTGAACAGTAATAGTATCTGTAGTTGTATGAGCTGCTGCAGTTGTGCCAGCTTGCCCACGGAAACAATTTAGTAGTTGATTAGCTGCTGTATCTACGTTTTGGTATGAAATAATTTCAGAGCCAATCTGAATAAAACCTGTTGTACCTAAGCCAGCCACAGAAGTTAAAGTTAATGTGGTCGCTGTTGAGCTAATATTGGAAGCTAGTTTAGCCGTAATTGTATTTGATTGTCCTGATTGGCGGTTAATCCAAACTTGAATTGGTCGGCCTTGTGCGTTCTTAGTCGGTATCGTTGAGTAAGTAGATTCAGAAATACGGCTAATATTAATATCAACTTGAGTTTGGTCTGACCCAGTACGTATAACTTGGTCTAAAAGGTCGATTGTGTCAACAGGAATAGCATACATAGCTTGCCCTGTATTAATCGTAATTTGCCCTTGCTCAATAGTCCACAAATTAATACCACGGTTTGCCCACTCAATAGTAAGCAAATTAAGACTGCGACGAGCAGTTCTCATATCATAACCAGAGCGCAGCTCTAGACCAGCACGTTCAAATGCTTCTTCAATTAAATCAGAAAGGTCTAGGTTAAATATTGCTGAACCCGAAGTACTTGCCATTATTTTTTCTTTGCAGTTTTAGCAGATTTAATAAAGTCCGCTTTAGTAGGCGCACCCTTAGACCCAGGCTTACGCATTGTTTCACCAGAGCCAGCTTTAATACGTGCTTGCTTTTTATGAATATTTTCGTACAAACCACCTTTAGCGTACATGTCCGCTGCGGTTAATGACCCTGGTTTAGCTAATAACTTTTTAGCCATTGCTGATGCAGTGCCACCTCTAGTAGTAGTAACATTTACGCCAGCACCTTTACCTACTTTGCCACCTTTAGCATACATTTCTATATCTTCCGGATTGTCTTTCCGCTTGATGATTTTTTTACCAGGCATTTTAGAAGGGGCTATATCACCCATCCCACGAGCGGCTCTCATACAAAACGCCCTTTAGTTTTACCTTTAGTGCAGCAGCCATCAGCACGAGAAGATGCTGAAGAAACTTTCCCGCCTTTTTTGTATGTGTCGCCCATTGGGTTCATTTTAGTCATACCCGGTTGAGTTCTTTTTGTTACTTCATCCATAGCTTTGTTGTACCGCTCAACATTTTTATCGTGCTCAGGTTTAGCCGTTTTTTCATTTTTGTCTAGTTGTTCTCTAACAGAAGCCATTTGTGAGTTAGAATATTTTGGGGATCTATCAACACGTATCGACCCACCACTTTCATATTTTTTCACTTTGCCTCCAGTTTTCATATTCTTAGATATATCTCGGTTCATTTTGCCCGTACCCATAATTAAGCCCTTGTTTTTCCACGAATAGCGCAGCCATCAGCACGGGCAGAAGCAGACTTAGCTTTAACTGTACCACCTTTTTTCATACTGTAGTTGCTTGCGTCCATAGCTTGGGCACGCTTAGCTGCCTTCATACGTGGGGACTCGCTCGAGCCACCAAATATAGCGCTTTTAAGGTCTGTACCAGTATTTTTTGAACCACGGATCATTGTAGGAGCAGAAAGTTTGCTAATGCTCAACTCGCTGCGTAACTTCTCTGCGCCTTTTTTAGGTGTTTCAGCTTCAGCTTTAGGTTTAGCTTTAGGTTCAGCTTTAGGAGTTAGTTTAGCAGCAGCTTTTTTAGGGATTACAGGTTTTTCAGACTCACCGCCGCTTAAACCTTTATTAAACTCAGCGGCTGCTGGGCTTACGTTACCACGGTCACTTTCATCTTCAATTGTTGACTCACTAGGACCTTCTTCTTTAGCTTTAGCTTTATCGGTCATGCCCATGCGGTACTTAACAATCTCGTCGTCACCAGTATATCCGCCCTCTTCAAAGCGTTTCATTTTCTTTTTCATTACATTTTCCCCCCGCCACACATTTTGACGTCTTTGCCTTTGGTTAAGCCTTTTTTAGCGACACCGTTAGCAGACTTGTGACCAGCAGCAAGACCACCGCCAGCCATCTTTTTAGCCATGCCGCCTTTTTTAAGCGCAGCTAGGTTAGTACCTTTGCCACCTTTATGCTCTTGCTTATCATGCATTTTAAATGCTTTCTTGATGATGGCTTTATCTTGCTTGATATCTGCCTTCATATCTTCCTTCATGTCGCTCTTAGCCATGCCACCACCTTTAAATTTTTTGCCTTTGTCGGCGTTGTTAAAATCTTTACCCACGGATTGTGGAACTCCTACCTTCTTAGCAAATGCAGGGTTATGTGCAATTGCAGCCATAAAGTTATGTTGTTTTTTACTAGTTGACGGCATCTTTATTTCCTAACCAACCTTGAACGGTCTTGCTTTCATAAATGCGGATTACTGACCACACAATAGATAGTATGGCAGCTACGGCAGGTAATATATCCACAAGAGTACCCAAAACAGTCATTATAGATAGCGCATCTACTATATGTTTTGTAGGCTCGCTTATGTGGTCAAAAATATCTTTCATTTTAGCATTTCCATCGTGCTAAGCTAGCAGCCTTACGGGTTGGCTTACCGTTTTCATCTTTCATTGGGCCTGGCATTCCAGACATACGAGCACAAAAAGATTTCTTACGAGGCCCACCTTCTGGCTGTGGAGCCTTTAGATTCGAGCCAGTAGCCGCATTATACTTAGCACGGCCTTTGGCGGTAAGCCCAGCGCCCTTAGATACAGGCAACTTTTCACCACGGCCAATCGCAAGGGAGGGGCCTTTTTTCTTTTTAGTAGCCATTATGCAGCTTCCTTATTAGAATCAATTGGGCGGATTAGTGGGTATAAAAACTCTTCCCCAAACGAACCCTCAAACTCTATTGTACCCATGTGGCCTAGCTTAATTGTTGGGTCAATCCATACTTCATACCCTAATTCTCTTGCACGGTCACAGAACAAATAGTCTTCACCAATATATTGCCCATCTTTTAGCGCAAAGTCAAAGAAGCAAACCATTTCGTCGCCTTGCTTCTTCTCATCATGATAAACCCATTCTGGATGCGCATCTTTAAGTTTTTCAAATACTTCACGGCGAATCATCATAAAAGCTGTAGCAACACGTTTGGCTCTTACTAGACCCATTTTATCCATAAAAATACTTTGGTCATCATCTGTATCTAATGTAGAGAAATATACTTGGCCTTTTTTGCGAGCGACTGGAATACCAGCAACAATACCTTTTTTAGGATCACTATTCCACGCTAGTAAACGGAAAATATCGTTAGCTTCAAAGTTAATATCTGAGTCAATAAACATCAAATCTGTACAATCTGAGTTTAAAAAATCAGCCGCAATCAAATTGCGTACACGAGATACAACAGAACATCCAGAAATATTGCATATCTGAACATCAACACCATGCTTCATTGCCATCAAGCAAAAATTAGCTAGCGAAATAGCTAGCTTTGAAGATACTTTGTAGTCGTAAGAGGGAAGGCCCAACATTACCTTCCGCCCTACTAAACTATATGAAGCTTCTACCTGCGTAGGTTGGGTCATTTTTTATCCGTATTGAATGGTCTGGTAGTTAATATTAGTTACTACAACATAGATACCGTTTTCTGCCAAAATTCCTTCACCAGAAAAAATAGCTTGGAAAGGTTGAACTGCAGTACCTGTATTGTAGCTAGTCAAAAATCTACCAGTTGAATAAACACAAGCGGTACTACTAGCAATAGTTCCAGTATTAATGTCTGTAATGGTAAAAGTATCAGCAGTTGCAACAGTAATTACATAAGTTCCAGCAACGGCTGCAACACCAGAGGCAGCGGCATAAGTTATACCAATTGACTGTCCAGTAGTTAATCCATGTGCTGTTTTTGTAACTGTTACTGTATAACCAGAACGAGCATAAGTAGCTGATACAGGGGCAGTTGTGGTATCAAATAAATCAATGCTACCAGCAGTGCCAGTACCAAGATAAACCAAGTTTTTAAGGCGAACACGACCAGATACTGCTAAACCTGAACCGCTAAAATGCGAACCTTTTACGTCATATTGCATCGTCATAATTAATCTCCTAAAGATGTAATGGGGGCACTAAGCCCCCGCAAGATTAATTTTGTTGACCAGTAGGACGTTGGCTACCATCAGAGTTACGAACAGAATAAGTAACGATAATAGTTGCTGCACCAGTAGATAATGATGTACCAGTCAATGTGTAGTTAATTAACACATCAGTAGAACCAACATTTAACCAGCCAGCAGGAGTGGTTGCATTAGCGCCTAAAGCTACAGAGCCAACAGAAGTAATTGTGCCAGTAGTTGTAAATGCCGTACCGCCAATATCCAATGCCGCAGTTGTAGCAGCGCTAAATACGGTTGTAGTAACAACCTTAACATCAACAATCTGTGAACCAGCAGGAATAGCGATTGGGCTACCAGTCAATGTGCCATAAACTACAGGGAATGATTGAGAAACAACAGTACAACCAGTGTTAGCTAAAGTAGATGCAGTTGTGCCAGTTGTGTAACGATTTGTGCCCAATAACCAAGGGCCTAAGTGTGTAGCGAAACCCATGAGGATTCTCCTATATACAAGTTAAACCTATTAATCGGTATATCGTCTGCTGGGACAGTTTAATAGGCTGGAATTACCCAGATGTCCCAATAATACTACAAATAAAAAAGATGTGCAATAAAAAACCCCGCCTTTTGAGCGGGGTCTTAGTAAAGCCAAGGAACCGATTAGGCGCCTTGTGAACCCCACATACCGAGAGGATCAGACCAGCCAAAGCTGTAACGCTCACGAGACTTGTAACGAACGTTACCAGTATCGAAATCACCGTCCATGCTGTTAGCAAGAGGTGTACGAACAAAGTGCTTCATACCGTTAGGTACATCAGTAGTCAAATACCAACCGTTTGTATCGGTTAGGAAGTGGTTTACTGTGTAGCCTTCAGGGATAGAACCATTGTTCTTGAGGGCGTTGATATCGTTATCGGTTGTACCAACACGTAATTCAGTTTCGAGCAAACGAGTCGCAACGAACATGAGGTTAGGTGGAACAATCAATTTACGAGGTTTAGCAGCGATCAACAAGCCACGTTCGTCTGTCCAACCAGCGATTTGAATAACTGCAGCTTCCAAAGAAGTCTCATTCAAGTCGGTCATTGTAGACTGAGTGTTGCTGTTTGTACCACCAGAAACCAATGGGTGCGCTGTAGAAAACAGTGCGACGCCGTCGCCACCAGCATAGGTAGAACTAAAACCGTTGTTAATAACGGCAGCAGCTTTAACTTGCTTGGTATAAGCCATAGAACGAGCCAATGCCTTAGTATAACGAGCAGACAAAGAGTCATACAAGTTATCTTCGATAGCTTCTTCAGTTAAGCTGAAGCCCATTGCGATTGTTTCATGGTTGTAGCGAGCTGTCCATGCTTCTTGGCCGTTGTCGTAACGAATAGCGGAGCCTTCGTTTTTGACTGGAGCGGCTGTAAAGCCAGACAATTTGGTTTCTTCTTCAAAAGAACGCTCAGAGGTCTCTGTATCGTAGATCTCTTTGTGTTCTTCGCCATAGCGAGCGTACTCAAGCCCAAACAAAGCGTTCAAACCTGGGAGCAACTCTTTTAATAGTTGTGCACGAGAAATAGCCATTTATATGCTCCTATTAGGCTGCAGTAGCTACACCAGTAGCGCTGTAGTAAGTGTGAATACCAAAGTTAAATTTAACGATAACCTCAGTGAAAGAGCCCGATGCATTAACTGTTTCTGGAACGCCAGCAACAATACGAATCGGAAGAGTCGAAGTGCTGTTTGTAGTAGCAGAAATAGATGCTAAAGAGTCGCCTGTTGTTGTGCTACCAGCAGTTAGAACTAAAGCTGAGTTCTGACCAATAGCGGCTTGTGTTACACCAGAAATTGTTGATGTACCAGCAGCTGTTACGGCAACTTTGAACAATGCATCTGGATCATCCAAAACATAAGCTTGAATGTCAGAAGCCACTGTGCTAGCTGGGTAATATTGCTGTTGCAACAACTGTTTGGTAGTTGGGTTTGTAAACTGACAGCCCAAGAAAATACCAACTGCGTCGGTTGCAGTAGTTGTGGTAGATACTTTGCTTAGTGTACCGCCTGTGTTTAGACGCACGACATCACCGTAAAAAATTGATGTGCCGGAGCCTGAAGCGATAGGGAATAAGCGAGTAGAACCAGCAAATACCTGACCACCGATCAAATTGATCGGCTGAAACCCATAAGGGCCTGATACGGTAGGATAAGCCATTTAAAACTCCTAATTAAATTTAAGAACCATTACCAAAGCTAGTCGAAGACTTTCTCTCGTTAAAGAGTGGCATCCGTGGGTCGCTTTGGCGCATTAAATTATTATCTACAGCTTCCGTCTGATTCTGTGCTTGGTTTGCAAA